TCTTTTTTTCGCCTTTTCTCGCCCAAGAACTACCTGTTTTTGTTAGCATTAATTTCCCATAATACTGAAATTTAGCATACGGACTAGTATATTTAATTTCATGATTAGATGGTTTTGTTTTTAATTTTCTTAATAAACCATTATCAAATGGAATATATGGATCACTTAACCTTTCTACTGTATCACGCAAAAAAGCCGTTACTCTGCCATCTTTATTTAAACCATGATCTTTTATTATTTTATTAACACTATTCATTTTTACTTTTATATTAAAACCACTAGACATTACTCGCCAACTCCTAATTTATAGTGTTGCAGGTTGCCTTTTCTGTTATCATCAACACTTACCACTCTATATTTTTGAATAGAGGGATCTCTAAATAATCTACGAAATTCATCGTTTGGATCATCTTCATTTACTGTCAATTTCCTTACTTCAATTTTATCAATATAATTTACAGACTTTTTATTCATCGTTTTAACAGATAATTTTGGTGTTCCTTCAACTACTATGTCAGTATTACTAATATTTAGGTCTTGTTTTGTTGGTATATAAATTGTTCCTGTACTGCCTTTTTCAAATCCTTTGTCTATTACATTGGATTTTTTATTATGTCTAAAATAAACACCATCAAAAACCATTCTTGTTACTGTCCCATCATCATTATCATGATAAATAGTAATTGAGTGTATAAAAAACCTTTGATTCATCACAACACCCCACAATATAGAAGAGGTTGTCCATCTGTTCCTATCACATTCCATAAATACTTTTTTAGAATATTTAATTTATCCTCTTCTAGTTTCTTTTCAATTTCTTCCGGAGTGCTATATGTTTCACTCCATCCTTCAATACTTTGTGATTTTAGATTTCCGATTTCTTCTTTTTGGTCTTCTGCTTTACTAGTTTTAGTAATAATTAAGGCAGTTGCATATTTTACATTTTCATGTATATCATTGACATCAATTCTATTTTGTGTCTTTGAATTTATATATGTACTTGCCTCAATTACTAAATTATTAAAGTTACTAGGTATGCTATCTACACCTAATAACTCTTTATATTCGGCATCAGTTATATACTTTAGCATACCTTTTACCTCCTATTCTCCATATACTGCATATAATGTAGTATCAGCAGTTGGAGTAAATGGACTTGTTACAGTAGGATTTGTAGCACTTGCTGATTTAGCCCATCCTTTGAAAGTTTTACCTGTTGGAGCAGTTAAACCTGTACCATCACTCAATGTAATAGATTTTCCTGCCTCAACTTCTACAGAATCAATTGAACCTGTACCACTATTTGCATTATAAGTTACTGTATAAGTTTCTAATTCTTTATTCATTCTAACTTGAACACCAAGTTTGTTAGTAACCATTAAACCACCAACTTGTCTACCTTGTAATGCAGATGCACAAATGTGTTTTCCATCTTTAATATCTTCAATTGAAGGTTCTTTTTTCCATACTTCATATTTTTGACAAAATCTTTTATCATATATAATAAAATCAATGTCATCTCCCATTAAGTAATTAGCTTTTGTAGGAACACCGGCAATTTTACCGATTACACCTTCTCTAACTAATTGTTCTCCAAGTGAACCTGCAGTATTTGAGAATTTTTCATCAGTTAATAGTAATTCTTCAACATCTGCTGAAATTGCTACTCTCATTGATGAGACTTTCATATTTCTCTTTTTCATATTTTTAACTTCTGCAACAATTTTTGCATAAACATTTGCAGTTGTTAATTTTGTAGTATCAGTTGAAACTGTACCTGTTTTTAAGCATTCTATTGCCATATTTTCTTTTTTTAATCCAATTGAATATCCTGCACTATCAATTCTTTGTGCAACTAAATTGTCAGGAACTGCCTCTGCCTCATAACCATCAATCAATTCATTTACACCATAATCTTTATCAATTGGTAATGGTAAAAAATCAGTTGAAGATGTTTGTAATTCAATACCATTTTTGATATCATAATCTGAAACTTTAACCTCTCCATCTCTTGTTGGGACATTGATTTGTCCTGTTACTTCATCTCTCTCATAATCTTCTGAGAAATCATCATAAATATTTGTTTCTGCTCTTGCTATTGTTAATACTTCATTTGCATAACTTTCTTTTCTTTTATGTGTTCCTGTTCCTAATGCATTTGCCATAATAATCACCTATATCCTTTCCTTAATTAAATAGATCAGGATGTTTTTGCTTTAATATAGCAGTAACACCACTGTCTTTTTTATTATTCATATTTTTTACTGAAACCCCATCTGTTTTAGCATCTGGTTCTTCTGTTTCTCTTTTTGTATTTGTATATTTTGGATTTGATTTCAAAAATTCTTCAAGATTTTCATTGAAATCTCCTTCCATTTTTGAAACTTTAAATAAAACATAATCTGAATCTTCTTTTGAGACACCACTCTCTAGAACTGCGATGTAATTCTCTTTTTCTTGTAGATCAGATAATGCTTTTTGATATTTAGTTTCTTTTTCTGCTTGTTTTTGCTCTGCTGATTTTTGACTTTCCTCATATTTTTCCAAAGCCTCAAGTCTCTCTTTACTAGGCATCTTTTTTTGATATTTTTCTTTTTCCTTTTTTAAAAGACCATTAACTTCGTCTTGTGTATAAGTTTTGCCTTTTTTCTCTGCATTGCCCTCATCTTTATTTTCATTGGCTTGAGTTCCAACATCACCTGTTCCTTCGATGTTTTTGTTTTCATCTTCTACAGAATTTGGATCTTGATTGTTTTTGTTTTCTTCATCCATAAATAAAACCTCCTTAAAAATACCTTTATTGTTCTTTTTGTCTGCAACAAAGTAAAAAGACTGTAAACCTCTGTTATTCTTTAATGTCTGTAACAAGTAAAAAGACTATAAAAAAAGACACCTATAAAAGTGTCTTTTAGTATCATATTTAATTAAATTTATAAAGAATTTTCAATTCCTACTATAATGTCTAATATTTTCTCAAATTCTTCTGATTTAGGAGTAAAATCTTGATTCTTATCTAAATGATCCATCATTATGTTATAAACTTTATCTTCTAGTTCTTCTAATGAATTCTCATCAAAATCTTGTGAAATATCTATATTATTATTTTTTAATAATTCAATTTGATGTTCATTAAAATTTGCATTTATTTTCATTTTTACTCCTCCTTTTTCGTTTTCTTTGGAAATACTGTTATTAATTTTCCAGTTTCAACATTTATAGCAATTGTGCAATTTGCACCTTTTATTTGTTGACTGTTATCTTTTCTTATTTTACCATATTTTATTGGATTTTTCAATGTATCTTGTACATCTTCAAAACTTACATCTCTTGTATATGTTCGTGAAATAATATGTTCGCCTATCTCTTTTATTTCAATACCATTAACCTTACTTCCAATAATACCACTTTTATTATACTTATTAGCAATGTTTTTTACTGTTTGAACTTGCTTACTTATAGTTTTTTCATGGTTTCCAATATACATTCTAGTATTATCTTTCTTTGATTCTATTTGTTCAATAAAATCATTTAATTGGTTTTGATGTTGATTGTATATTAGACTTTGTTTAGAAAATGCCATTTTAGTTTTTTCAATCAATTCTGCATCTGTTGTATTACTGCGTAAAATACCATCATAACCTATTAATTTTTTCTTATCTTCTCTGATTGTTTTTTCCATTTGCCTTTGTGTTTGACTAGCTTGATATCTAGTCATAGTTGTATTATTGTATTGTACTGTTTCATTTTGCCATTCCTTTAATTGCTGTTCTGTATATGTTCTAGATGAACCTTTAAAATAAGGCATCCAATCATGCCTGCAATTCACACCTTTAAATCCAGTCGCAGTTCCATAACCTATATCATCTAAACTTAAATAGCCTTTTTGACCACTTAAACTTACAATTTTTCCTTGCCACACTGCGTGTTCTGGTCTTGCTCCACCATGTGCAGATATTTCCATCAAATCCCACCCTAATTCTAATGCCCTCATTTCTTGTAGTTTTCCGCAGGTTTGATTTACTCCTGTTATAATGTTCATTCTTGCTGCACTTTCTATTGATGTTTTGTGTCCTGATGGATAAACAACTGTTGAACCTTTTTTACTTATTTTATCTACTGCATCAATAACTGATTGTGAGTAACTTTTTACACCTGTTGAAACTTCCATATATGCTTGGTTCATTGCATTTAGAAAATCAAGTTGACTTGTCTCTGCAGTAGTCATTACTAAATTATTTAAATTATTATTTGTTTTTTTAGCAGATGCAACAAGTAAATCCATCATTGATTTATCTTGTTTTATTATTATAGGATTTAATCCTGCTTTTTTATAAACATCATCATCAATTTTTATAGATGTTGCTCCGGAATCCTCAAATATTTTTAATGTATCTTCATAACTAGATTTATTATATTTTGCAACCAAATCAATAATATCTGTATATAGCATTCCCATTTCTTGTGCAATCATGATGTCATTTTTAACAACTGTATTCGCATATCCTACATTTGCTATTCTTTCTGCAATTTCTTGTATGATGTCAAGTTCTAAATTGTTATATACAGTCATTGCTTGTTTCTCTATCTTTTCCAAGTAATCAGGAGGTAACATTTATTATTCCTCCTTCTTTTCTTTTTTGTCCTCATCTTCTTTTTTAGATGGTTTTGGATCTTCTTCTGTTGGGAAACCAAACACTTCTTGATTTGTCATCTTTTCATCATTTATTTCTTGAAGTTCTTTTTCTGCTTGCTTTTCTGTTAATCCTTCATGTTTCATTAAATATGCTTTTTTGCTTTTTAGTCCTTGTTGTACTTCCATTAAATCAAGTGTTCTTTCTGCATTTTTATCAACAATTATAGAGTCATCAGGTGTTATTGTTATATCAGATGCATCTATTCCTTCAATATGACATATTGCTCTAACTAAATCATAAACAACATCATTAACATTTATTAAATGATGTGATCTAGTTCTAAATGCCTCACTATTTTCTGATATAACTTCTGTTGCAGTTTTTGTTGAAACGCCATCAAATTTATAAAAATTACTACCTAATCCTGCATTAGAAGATAACCAATTCAAATCAGCGTTTATTGCATCAACATGTTCTTGAGTTCTCAAAGTAAAATCAATTTCTTTTGCAGGTTGTTTTTCCATTCCTTCAATAGCAACATATACTTGATCTTCTGTATCAAAATATTGAACATAGTCAACCTTTCCATTTTCATTAGGAATAGCTTTTGCTTTTAATGTTGAATTATCAACTAATATTCTTTTCTTTCCTAATTTAAATTCTTGCATGAAACTATCATATTTTATATCAATTGATTTGAAACGATCAATAGAATTTGCAAAAAGAGATATTCCCAAAGGACTAGCCATATCCAAATTATTTGCTAGATTTGGTTTTAATATTTGGAAATATGGAACTTCGGTATCAATAGCATCTTCCTTTTTTATATCAGGATAATAGTCATTGAATTCAAGTTCTTTTCCGAGTTCTTTTTCATTAGTTGATTTATATAACTCGTGTTTTCTTATATATTTACCATCTTCATATTCGTGATATGTTAAATGTGTATAATATAATGTTTGTTCCTTTTTTGTTCCTTCTGTTTTTTCTGTCTCTGAATATCTAGAAACTGTTATTAATCCATAAATGTATGAATTTGTATATTTATATGGAATGAATAAATCTCCTGTAACATAATCAATTGTTGTTTGTCCATTATCTTTATATTCTATTAATGCTCCATTTCCTAATGCAAGTGCCTGTTCAATAAATATAGGGAAATTAGTTGTGAAATTATTTACTTTATTATCTAAAACTGCCCATAACTTTTTGCTATTTTCTTTCGACTTTAACTTTATTTGTGTTTTTTCCGTCCATAATAATTTTGCCATATCCTCACATAATTTTTTTGCCATATTCATTGTCAGTCTCTCTAGTTTTGTTGTCTTTCCATTCGCAAGTCTAGCGGTATAATGATGAAAATTTGCTACATCGCCAGCATACCATTCTTTCCATATTTGCATATAATCATACACATCGCCGACTGCAAGATTTACATTATTTTTTTTACTTAAAACACTTGAAATATTATTATATAACTCCATCTTTCATTCTCCTTTTTAAAATTTTAATCCTAATTTAACTAAATTATCTTTTACCCAATATTGAAATTCATCTTGTGTATGATCTGCATAAGTATATGCATAACTCTGTGAATGAGTATTGTAATATCTTTCATCTACTGGTAGGTCTTTTTCTGTTTTATCTGGTATTGGCTTTCCATTCTCTATTGATTTTGGCAACCATTGATAATTTTCGTTTTCTTTCTTGAATATTTGATTATTGTTATTTAAAACAACTCTAAATTTCTTCTTTGCAATAAAATCTTGCGAATAATCTACTAGTTTTTCTTTGTTTGTGCCTTTATCTACTGGATTTAATCTTACACCGAAATCTTTATAATATTGATTTCTTAATGCACCCTCTGCAGAATCTATTGTTTCTCTGTCTGTGATTGTTCTATATATTTTTGTCATTTTCCTCTTAAAATTAAATAAATCAGCACTTAATTCGCTTGGTGCTTTTTTTACTGGCTTTTCGTTTGGAGAATAATAGTAGGTATCTAATAAATACCAATATCCATCATTTCCTAGCCCATAACACCCACAAGCAGTTGCTGATGTTTGATGTCCACTATCTATTGAAAAGTCAATATAAACAATATCAATTTTATTTTCAATAATATAATTTTCATTTACATATTCAATTAAATCAGGATTAAATATTAAACCTTCTAGTCCAATTACTTGACCTAACCAAATCCAATTGTATCTTTTTTCATCGTTCTTCCTTAGATTTTCTGCCTCTTTAATTGCAATTTTACCAACCCATTCCGGATTAACTGTTCTATAATCACTATGGCTAACTAAATATTCAGGATCTTTTCTTTTCTTATCTGCCCATTTATTTACCCAGTCAAATTTGTTTTTTGGTGGATTGTATGAATATAAAGCCATAAACCAATCATTATTACCACGAGTAAATGTTGCTTTGATTTGCTCTATTGTTTCTTCATCTTTAAAATTTGTTAGTTCTTCAAACCATATAATTTTAATCAATTTCTTTTCATCAATAGTTCCTTTTATTGTTTCAAAGTCATCGCCACCAGCAAAATAGATTTTATTTTCATTTTTAAAAAATGTGATTTCCATTGGAGAAACTGTTGCTTTGTAATCTAATCCTTCAACAAGTCCTAATCTATGACAGGCTCTTTTTATTTCTCTGAATACTGACTTTCGTAAATCTATTTGATGATTTCTCATACAAACTGCTGAACAATTATCTTCATTTAAGCAATTATATACAATTTTTATTGCTATCATTGATGTTTTTGTTGAGTTTCTACCACCCTCATATATTTGATTTGTTTTTCTTGAATTAAATGTTGGTATAAAATGTGGTGCTATTATATCTCTAATACTAACCCTACTCATTTTGCATCACATCCAATTCATCGTTGTATGGTAGATCATTTATTATTTCAATTCTCTCTGTGTTTGTTCGTGGTTTATTAGCATCATCTTTAGATTTTTCATAATTAAATCGTTTTTCTTCAAATTCTATTTTATGTAATGAATCTACTGACCTTCTTTTTGCCTCTTGTATTTTTGTTAGTGCTTGTTCAAACCTAATTATTAGCAATTGCGTATTTTCTGCCTCTGTCGATGCTAATGTTCCTGCTTTTGACATTTTCATTATTGTCATATCTTTACTCTCTTTTAGTTCTTTTATCTTTTTTAGCATCCTATATTCTCTAACTTTTAATATTTTTATTTCATCTTCTAATGCTTTCTTTTTACTTTTTATTGGCTCATTAAATACTTCTAACTCGTCATCAGAAAAACAACCCTCAAATTTTGAATAAGCACCTGTTACTACTGCATTTTTATTGTTTTTTGTTCCATGTCCACCCTTATTGCCTATTGTTCCTTTTTTGGCTCGCTTTTTCCAATTATTTTTTGAAATTTGATAATTTAATTGTCCCATTGTGATATGGTGTTTAGTGATTATATCTTTTTTTAGCATTCCGGAATTATAATCTTTTTCTATTTCTTCAATATTCACATTAGTTCACCACATCCTTTCTAATTACTGCAATTTTGCTTTTTGTCCTGTTAGTTTTTCCCATCTTCTAACTATAACATCGCAATATTTCGGATCTAATTCCATCGTATAACATATTCTATTTGTTTGTTCTGCAGCAATTAGCGTTGAACCGCTACCACCAAACAAATCAAGTATTAATTGATTTTCTTTACTTGAATTTTTTATTAAATATACTAATAAATCAATCGGTTTCATTGTTGGATGGTCTTCATTTTTATTTGGTTTATCAAATTCTAAAACTGTGCTTTGACTTCTATCGTTTATAAAATAATGAGCTGCACCTTCTTTCCAACCATATAAAATCGGTTCATGTTTCCATTGATAATCTTGTCTTCCCATAACAAATTTATTTTTTGCCCATATCAAGCATTCTGCTAATTTGAAACCTACTGACTTGAATGCATTTCTAAAATTCAAACCTTCCGTATCTGCATGAAATACATATATAGGGCATCCAAACTTTGCTACTTCAAACATATTTCTAAATGAATCTAATAGGAAATTATAAAATTCTGTTTCCGTTAGATTATCATTTTCAATTTTTAATTTGTCTTTTGTTCCACCTTCGTAATTAACATTGTATGGTGGATCAGTTAATATCAAATCTGCCTGTTCTTTTTGTATTAGTTTTTCAACATTTGTTTTTTGTGTACTATCTCCGACACATCAAACGATGCTTACCTAAAATCCAAATATCTCCTAATTTTGTAATTGGTTCTTCAATTTCGTTTAATGTTTCTTCAATTTCAAAATCATCCTCTTTTGAGCCTGTTGTTTCTTTTAGGATGTCTTCTACTTCATCAAAATTAAATCCTGTTGTTTCTATATCAAACCCATCTTCTCTTTTCAATTCTTCCATTAGTTCTTCTAATTTAGAATTGTCCCATTCTCCTGATACATTTTCATTATTTAAAATAATATTGCATCCCTTTTCTTTGTTTTTGTTATAATCAACAATTACACATTCGATTTCTTTATATCCTAAATCTTCTAATATTTTTAATCTTTGATGTCCTCCTATTATGGTCATATCTTTATTTACTACAAGAGGAATAATACATCCATATTCAATTATGCTTTTCTTAATTTTTTGATATGCCTCATCTTCCGGTTTTAAATCCTTTCTTGGATTGTATTCTGCCGGTTTCAAATTTTCGATTTTTATTTTTTCTATTTTCATTGCAAGTTTCCTTTCCAAAACACAATAAATACTTCCTGCAATTTTTACATTGAAATCTTAAACATATTTCTTTCATAGAGCCTCCTGTCTTTTGTAAAATAAAAAAGCCTATCTGCATTTAAGCAAATAGACCTTTTACAAAGGAAGATGTTATGAAATCCACAAAAAGGTATTACATTTTTTGTAGTTTTACACTTATACAGATTATAACACATAAATTTCAAACTTTTATGGCAATATTTTCCCTTTAAGTATATTTAATTCCTTTTACTCCAAAATATAATATTGAAAATTCTTTAATTGCTCTATTTTTTATGTCATAAATAGTATGATTGCTATTTTCAGAATAATTTAATAATCTAGCTATTTCTTTCATTGACTTTTTATAATCAGTTATATATTTTAATTCAATAAATTTATGTAATAATTCATCATCTTTTTTTATTTCTTTTAAAATACCAGAAACTAGTTCCATTTCTTTTTGTGTTTCTTCAATTTGTGCATTTATTTCCATTAATTCACACATTTGATTTATTGTGCTTTCGCTATAATCTTGATGTTGTATTGCAGGTTTATCATATTGTATTCCCCCTGCATCCTTTGGGAATCCTTTTTTTATAACTTTCATTTTTCTTTTTTGCAAATAATTTAAAGATGTGCTTAATTTTCTATAATTTTTTAATATTTCTTCACTTTCTTTTATATAATTCATTACTTGCCTCCTTATCTTTTGTGTCTTTAAAATAAACACAATTTACACTCCCATCTATAATCTTTTTTATGTAGCATAAATCTGTATTCTTATTGGCACATTTTACACATTTTTCTTTTTTATATTCTTCAAAATTAGCAATCCTCATAATTTCTCCTCCGATTTTATTTTTTTCTTTTCTTCTCTTTTAAATATAATTGTATTGAATAACCTATAAGAGCAACAAATTCAACTCCTATTGTTGCCAATACACCACACCAGAATTCACTTATATACATATTGCTATTTTTCCTCAACTATCTTCCAATCTTCTGCAAGCATATCTGCCTGACTTGCAAGCCATCCTAATTGAACTCCTGATGTTCCTACAAATGCTATTGCTTTGCTTTCTATATCATTATGAAATACATTTACTATTTCCTCATCGTTGTTTTTATAACTAATGCCAGTTGCTAATTCTATATATTGATTCTTTCCGTTCCAACCTTCCCTTTGAACTTTTTTTCCTTCTTTTATCAATTTAATTGCTATTCCAAAATCAAAGTTTTTGTGTTCTGTTTCTTCATTTATACTTACACATTCTTTATTAGTCAATTTTTCATATCTCTCTTGAATTCTTATTAAATTATCATATTTGTCTTGGTCTACTGTAATTGTTGGAGTGACCATTATTCTATCTATTCCCATTTTTATCATTTCCTTTCTTTTAAATCATTGCATTAATTGTTACTTGACCATCTTCCATAATTCCATTTAATATATCGTCACTTATCATTCGTTCTTTTGCTAATTTATAGAAGTCTTTTTTTATTTCAAAGCCGTAACAATTTCTATTTAGTTCTGCACAGGCTCTTAATGTTGTTGCACTACCGAGCAACTGGATCAATAACAACATCGCCTTCATCTGTAAATATTTCTATTAGTTTTTTTAATAATCCAACTGGCTTTTGTGTAGGATGTATTTTAGGATATATTTTTTTACTGTCCCTTTTCCATTCAAACCAATTAAAAACCATTTTTTTGTTATTATTGAATTTTGGCAACTTATCTCTATATAAAACTACTGCATACTCAGTTGCACCTACTATCTTCATATTTGCTTTTAATACTTGTGCAGAATAATTTTTAATAAATACTAACGGATAATTATTCATAAATCCGTATTTTTTACCCCAGTCAATAACCATTTGTTGTTGCTCATAAGCACAAAAAACAATCATTGCCGGCGCTTTTCCTTTTTCTTTTGGTTCTTTTATTAACATGTGACTGCAAAAATGCATAAATTCCGCAATTCTAAAATCTTTGTCAGTATCAAAGAACTCTTTCCCTGCAAGTTCACTTTCTCCATTTTTGTTATCTCCATTTTTATACCACATAGGATTACTTGCATAAGCATTGTTTCCCAAATTGTATGGTATATCTGCAATAACCAATTGTGCTTTTGGAATTCCATATCTTTTGAAATTTTGAAAGTGATCATTATATAATTCTATTTTTGGTTTCTTTTTCATCTTCTGATTCACTCCCTATATAAATTCTAAATATACATTTTCTAATCCATCATAATTAGTATATTTAATTATGTAATTGTATAAATTTTGTATTGCTTTTAATGTTGTTTCATAAGTTCCCCATCCATTTGGACTATCATATTTTTTATATTTTGTTGGATTTAACATCATATCTTCATAACCTTTTTTTAATTCCTCAATAAATTCACTAACAGGTTTGTCATTCCATTTTTTTAAATGTTTTTCTCCAAATGCTACTTCCAACATTTCGCAAACATTATAAGTTATGTTTCCATCATAATCGTAGTAAATTCTTTCTGCGTTTTTTATTCCTTTTCTGTATAGTTGAATATCATAACTCATTATTTATCCTCCAATAATTGTTTTAATTCTTTATAAAATTCAGGTGCATAATCTATTTCTTTTTTGGCATATTTATTTAATATATCTTTTATTTCTTGCTTTGGTAAAACTTCACTTTTTGTCAACATAATAATCCCTTTTGTTTTTATTATCCCATACATTTTATTATCAGATAATGTTTCAATATATTTCAAAAGTTTACTTGCATTATATATGCTTTGTCCATTATTTCTGCCACCGATTTTTATATCAATTTTTTTATTTATTTTATTACTCATTATTTATCCTCCTTGTCTCCAAAGAAGTATATAACAAGTATAGTTCCACATATAATTAAGGTTATCAATACTCCATTACTCATAATTTCGCACCTCCAATACTTTGTCTATTTTTAATATGTATTGTTCTTTATAAGAATCTGCTCCCCATTCTCTTTTGCCTTTTCCAAAATCTAATGTACACAAACAACGAATGCTTGGCGAATCATAACTATATCCATTCCTGAATATTACCTCTGCTTGTCCGCCAGTTTTTTTAAATATTTTTTTAAATCTAATATGATAATATTGTTTGAATTCTCTATATTCTTCAAGTTTTTCTTTTCTTGCAATCATATCAAACCATTTCTTTTTAATTGGTAATATTAGCATTTTTGTTTTCCTCCAATTCTTCAATCATAACTGCAACACAAGCAATTGTTGAATAATACTTTTCTACTTCTAATTTAACTACTTGTTTGTCATCTAAATATGCAATTTTATTTAATGAATCCAATATACCTTTTGCAATGTTATCTGTATCAGGTTTAACTGTTGGAAATATCTCCATATCTAACATTTGTTGCCTTTTCTTTTTACTCACACTCTTTGGTATTTCATAATAAGCAATAATTTTAACTTTTAAAGGTTTTTCTAATGGTTTCATTCCTCTATATTTATCTAAAAAGCAAGTTCGTACCCAATTTTCATAAGCAATAGTTTCTTTTGGTGTATATGCAAATTTCCCATTAAATCTTGGTCTTTGCTTTGCTTGTACTTTCCCTGCAACATTAAATCCTATTTTCATTTTCACACCTCTTTTCGACATCAGTTCGTTTCAAAAAATTATTATTTAGGATGTTGTTTTTAACCCCTTAATTTTTTGCCCGTTTTGTTTTATTTTCGATTTTATTGTCGTATTTGAATAATTTATCGTTTAGAACTTATTTTTCCTTAAAATCGATTTTCGTGCGTTCATTGTTTAATGATTTATAATATTGATCTTTCCAATTTGGATAACCTGCACAGAAATCTTTGCATCTTCTCCAACCTGCAAAATTTGGATTTTCTAATCTATTACATCCAAGACAATATTTGCATAAAACTTCATCTTTCAACTGATTCATTTCTTTTCAAATTCCTTTCTTAAACAAACTATAAAATAATTCATAAAGTCTGTTATTTGTTTTGGTGTTTTTGTTTCTATTGGGCAATACTGATTCGCTGCTAAAAATGTCTTTGTGAATGGTTTTTCTTTTATATCAAGCAAATATATTCTGTATGGACTTAAATATATTTGAGTTATTGCATAATACTTTAGTTGTAAATCGAATTTTATTTGTTCCGGTAAATTGTCATCTCTTTCAATATATAAATCCAGTTTTTTAAGTGTTGTTTGTATTGAACCTCTGTCTGTTTCTGTGAGCCCCTCAAATTTTTCAGCTTTTCCTGTTAAATATAAATATAATAAATTTAATTTAGTTTTATTTATATTTTGTTTATTTGTTATATTGTTAGTTGTTGACATTTGTTTGTCATTTGTTTGACATTCGTTTGTCGTTTTGCTTGTCACTTTTTCTTCTTTTGCTTGATAATCTTCGTATTTTTCAATGGTTATAAGGGTATATTTGTTTGTCGCTTTGCTTGTTATTTCTCCGGTACTTTTTAATTTTTCTAATGATGTTCTTATTTGCCTAACAGATAAATTCAATCCATCTGCTAAATGTTGTAGTGATGTAATTAATTGCCCCCTTTTTATTAAATGTCCTTGCCATGATTTATCTTCATAATTTGCTAGTAGGAGAAGATGGATAAAGAGTCTACAAGTGTTTCCATCTTGATACCATTCCCAATTTGTGAGTTTTTTGTATAAACATATCCATCCTTCCATAACTTTTATCTCCTTTGCTTTTAATTCTTTTCAAAGAAGAAATCCGTATCTTCATTTGCTACTGGTTCTTTTACATCTTCATCTTGCACCGGTTGTTCTTCATTGTTTATTACTATTGGTTCTGCATCAGAATTATCTATGTAATCGTATGTCCCATTATCATTTATTACCGCCATATCTGATTCAAGAGCCTTTTGCATTGTTAGATCAACACTCATAATTCCCCATTTAGAAATTAGTTGTCTAAGCATTGTTTTATAAGCCATTCCATCAAAGTCTTTTTCCCAAAATGTATAACCTTTTTTGGCTCTGTATCCCATTGAATATTTAAGAGCATGAGCCTCCATTTTTGCTTTAGACCAGTATAATGTTTTTCTAAATCCATTTAGATATTCAAACATTGCGTAGTATCCTATTGTTTCGGCTTTTTCTCTTTCCTCTTCATCTTGCATTAATTCAACTTCTATTTCTTCATTAAGTGGATCATATTGTTTTAGTTCTCCCTCTTTGATTGCTAATACATTTAATTTTTTATATTGTCCACTTCTTATTGCTAATTGAATATAACCTTTATAACCAATTTGGAATTGTGCAACTTTGCACCCTCTTTTGCTATCATTAAACGGAACCATATAATATTGTCCGTAATTGTGGACTAGGGCTCAAATTAAGAGCCTGTCCAAGTAATGCTGCAGAAACTATTGAAGAATTTTCACATTCTGCTAATTGTGGATTTGTACTAACTGCAGAAATAATTGATGTAACAAATTGTTGTCCTTTTTCTCCACCTACCATTTCATTTATTTTCTTTTTCATTGCATCTGTTGCAAGAAATGCACTAAAAGTTTGTTTTTGATTTTGTTTTACTAAACTATTTTGAACTGCCATATTTATTCCCTACCTTTCCTGAATAAACTTTGTTGTTCATTCATATTTTTTACAACTATATTATTTTCTTCATCAATTTCGACTGCATAATCAAATCCAACTGAACTTTTATATGAGCCTTTTGCCTCTTTGATTTTTTCTGATATTTGAAAATCGTACATTGGTTGTAAATATTCTTCTATCTCATCATTAAATTCACGATCCTTTTCATTCACTCCAATATTTATTTTTAATGTAATTTCTGATTCTTTTCTTGTGAGAATTGCATTTTTAGTTAATACATCAATTGATTGTTCTAATCTTGTTTTAATAGGTTTTAATAATTCATTATCTAAATTTAATTTTTCCATCTTACTAATCCTCCATTATTTTATTTAATAATTTTTCAATATCTTTTGCTTTTTCTTCATTGTCAACTTTTATTACTTTAACTTTGCTTTTTTTATTTTTTTTGCTTTCTTCTAATGCATATAATATAGACATTTCTAATATTTCTCTATTAAATCCATCCTCTAACATGCTTTGTATCAATGCTCCAATTGATGCTGCCAATCCTTCTTGTGTTCCTTCTACTTTTATCATTTCTTCATCTTGTTTTCTCTCATCAAATTTAATATGGATTTCTGCATAATCTTTATTTTTAAATAATCCCATTTTTTATATCCTCCTAAAATCTATTTTATTTTCTATTAAGAAATCTCTTAATTTTTCAAATTGTTCTCTTGTTGCTAAAACCCTAAAATCAATTTGTAATAATTTTTCACTATTTGTTATATTTTGTTCATTTTCTGTTATATTTTGTTGACTTTTTGTTACATTTTGTGTATTTTTTAATGATTCTAATTTTTTCCTACTTTCAACAATTCTCTGATATTCTTGTAATGAATTTCCCAATACAGAAGGCTCATTTATATTTTTGAAATAGAAAATTTTTATTTGTGGTAATAATGATTCATCCTCTATTGTGTTTTCAATTATTTTTAAATCATCAGTTGTTTTATTTATTAAATGTTTTATTTCTTCCTCTATTTTCTTCATTGTATATGTTTTATTTATCCATCTAGGATTGAATATATTGTCAAAATCAATTAACTCCTTAAAGTCTCCTATATATGTATTAAATATGTTTCTTATTTCTTCTTTCTTTTCGTTTTGCTCTTTTTCCTCAAAACTTTTTACTTGTTTATCTATTGTTTTTGATGCATCATCTACTATCGCCATCAATTCCTTACATTTATTTTCAAAATCAACATAAGGCTTTAATAATTCATTTTTTATTCTTTTCTTTTCATTGTTTATAGCATCTGATACTTTATTTAATGTCGCTCTATCTTGTTTTGCTAATGATATTGTTTCAGGGGTATAAACAACACTCTTATATTCAGCAGTTTTTTCAGTAACCCATTTCTTTATATCTTCATAATTAAATCTTACTGGTGCTAATTCTTTTATTTCTTCTACTTTTAATTCCATTATTCTTTCTCTCCTTCACTAAAAAATTTTTCTTTATCTAATCTTGTCTCTATTACTTTCATAAAGTCTTTAATTTTTTCAATTTCTTTTTTCTCAATATTTATTCTAGTAACCATTGCAATTGATTTTCCATATCTTGTAGGAACTTCAACTATGTCTCCAACTTCTAGATCATCAATAGCAGAATAATAACTGTATTCCCTTCCTGAAAATGTTTTCTTTTCAAATCTATCTTCGTATTTGACTCCAACAATTTTAAATTCTGTTGGATTACTCTGTGCAACACATTCAGAATCTACTTGATTACTAAATGCCATTTTTTCTTTTTCAATGAATTCATTTTTATCCATTATCTTTCCTCCTAATTTATAAATTTGGTAATATAAGTGGAGGCATTTTATCATCCTCGACATATTTCCAAAATTCAATTTCTTTTTTTTCTAAATATCTAATATCTTCTTCAACATCCTTTTTTTCAATTGTATAAGTTTTAGTTGCCTGGTAATTTTCATCATAATTTAATTCTGCAAATAACTTTACAAATGAAAAACCTGTAACATTCAAATAATGTAATATTTGACAATAATAATTTGGTGGAATGCTATCTTTCCATTTTTCTTTTTGCATTGACCTTAATATCTCTGATGTTTTAATTTCCAAAATCCCTTTTTCTCCTGTTTCTTTATTGACTAATATTCCATCTAAACTAGCAAAGAGAAAAGGATATACAGGATGTTTTATTATTGTGTTTTCTTCATGTAACACTTCAAATTCAGGATGCTTAATTTTAAAACTTTCTCTTAAAACTGGTTCCATATTAGTTCCATATTTCACATAAGGTTTATTGGAAATATCTTCTGCCTCTCTCCTTCCTGTTTTTTCTTCCCAAAGTTTGATATTATCCTTATATGGATTTTCTCCTACAATTGCAGATGCATCTGAACCACCTATTCCTTTTTTTCTTTCGTTCAACCATTCTTCCCTAGTCAAAATTCAATCCCTCCTATTGAACTTCAAATGATTTTGTGTTAAAATGCAAATGAAGTGAATTTATATAAATTTTCTTTTATAGAACTATTTATTACTTTGGTCGGTATTGGTAGTTCTATTTTTTATGTTAGAAACATTAAGTGTTAATTGTGCAAAATAATTTTTCTTGTTTTCTGCATATTCTTTTATTTGTCTAACTTTTTGTTCAGGTTGTCCATAATCATTTCTTGTTGCTATCTCTGTAATTTTTCTAAACCCTAAAAACACATCTGCTATTAAATCAGATAATTCATTATTTTTATGTTGATATTGTTCTTTTAATTGCTGAAACATCATTTCCTTAACTTCTAATTGATTTCTTAAACTTTCATTTTCAATTTTTAGTTTTTCAATTTCATCCTTATTAAACATTTTCTTTCCCTCCTTTCAAAATTGATAATTTATACTTCATTCTAGCAAGAGTTAACATGTGCCATACTAATGATTTACCTAATCTTTCTTCCATATCTTATTTTCCTTTCCATTTTCATTTCTTCAATTTCCATTTTAATAATTAGTATTATCAATGTTGGAATTGAAATATAAACTACTGTCATTATCATATCCATTGTTATTATTGTAGATAGCCATTCAGCAATAATAGAACCTATAATTGGTAGCCAAATAATTGATGTTCCTAAAATAAATTCTAAAATGTTTCTCATAATCTTCATTTTTAATCTCCCTCCTTATTTCTTTTTCTTTTGTACCATTCTCTTATTGCACTTCCTAAAGCAACTTTTTCTTTTCCGTAATTTTCACTTGGAAAATCTTTTGAATTGAATATTGCTTGTGCTGTTGGTAAACTACAAGACCTTAATTCAGCAAATTCTGTTGGACTATAAAAAACATCATCTTTTAACTCTTTCATATTCTCCCTCCTTTGAATAATTTGTGTAGTGTACGGCAATACATTTTACTTTTTTCATAATTCCTCCTTTGGTTGTTTTTTTAACCAATTTGCTAAAAAATAATATAGTCATTGATATTTAGACCATTCCTTTTACAATAATCAATAATTCCTCTACATGCCTTTGGACTTGTAGGCTCTTTTGTTCCCTTCATTATTTGATTAAAGTAATGAGCATCCATTGTCAATTCTTCGGCAAACCAAGACTGATTATTTCTAAATTTTTCTTGTATCAACTGCTTTACTGCCACTATGTTAATTCTCATACTATATACCTCCTTTAACTTTTTGGTTATTTTTTTAACCAAACCCATTATATAGTTTCACTTTTTAATTGTCAATACTTTTTTGGTTATTTTTTTAACTTTTTATTGATTTTTTTTAAAACCTGTTATATACTAGTTTTGGAGGTATTGTCATGTTTGATAAAAATAGATTTTCTGAAATACTAAAAAATATTTATAATACTTACGATAACCAAAGACTATTTGCAGAGGCAACAGGAGTTAATAGAGGTTATTTATCAAGATATATAAATAAAAAAATAGACAGTCCCCCATCTCCTAAAATATTAAAAGGAATTGCTGATGCATCAAAAGGAATAACTACTTATGAAGAATTGATGAAAATATGTGGTCATGTTACAGAAAAAACATTTGGAAACAATTCTATGGTAAATAATAATATATCTGTTATTACAATATTTGAATTTTTAAATGGAAAATTACAACCATACAATGATTTATGGATAGATAAAAGTATATTAGAACCATCTCATCAATATTTTGCATTTAAAACTAATGATGATTCAATGTTGCCACTATTAGGAAAAGGAGATATTGCTATAATAGAAGAATCTAATTCTTACGAAAATGGTAATACTTGTTTAATTTCTATTGATAACGATATTTTAATTCGTAAAATTGTAGATTTTAAAGACTATATTGAATTGTATACTGCTATTCCATATAGTCAGCCAACTAAAATAACAAATGAAGAAAAAACAAAAAATAAATTTAAAGTTTTAGGAAAGGTTATTAGAGTTGAAAATTCTAGTGCTTTTAAATAGGAGGTTATTGATGAAATTTGGTTTTAGAACTCCAAGTATAAAGAAATCAATTAAAGCACGAACAACAGGAAAAATTAAAAGAAGTATAAAAAAATCAGTTAATCCTGTATATGGAAAAAAAGGAATTGGATATATAAAAAACCCTGAAAAAGCATTAAAAAATAGTTTATATCATAAAACAACTATTGATATTACAAAAACTTTAAAATCTAATGCTAGTAAAAATAATCATACTACTAATAATTCAATATTAGAAAAAATGAATAATCAACAACATAAAATAGAACAAAAAAATCAATCATCCAAAATAAAAGAAGATATAAAACTTTCTCCTAAAACAGAAAAAATTATTGCTATCTTTGCATATATCATATCTACTATTATTATTGGTTATATTCTTATTTTGGTTATTTCCTTTGTAATTGGAATTATAAAAGGATTTATTGTTTAAATAAAAAGGATAATGTGTTTAGTATATTTGCCGTACACTACACATTATCCAAAGCGAAACCACTATTGAAAGTGATTACTGTATTATAATATCAAATAATACTTTCATTTTCAATAGAAATGGTAAAAAAATTTTATTGAAATGGAGGTTTTTTTATGGGAACTGCCAAGAAAAGAGGTAATGGCGAAGGAACCATATTCAAAAGAGAAATAAACGGAAAAACATATTGGATTGCAGAATACACTATTGCAATGTATGATAAAAACGGAAAAAGGAAACGAAAGACTATTTCAGGTAAAACTAGACAAGAAGTAAAAACAAAATTAGAAAAAGTTATTACAGAACTGAATACAGATACTTATGTAGATAAATCAAAAGTAACATTTTATCAAATAGCAAAAGAATTTATTGATACTGGTTATAAAATGAACAAATTAAAACCATCATCATATAAAAGGAAATTACATACATTACAAGAAATTTCAACACATTATATAGCAGAAATGGAACTACAAAAAATAACCGAAAATGATTTAAAGGATTTCTTTGCTTATATAACTAAATATTCTAATTCTACTATTGCTAAAATATATGGAATTGTTAACCATACTTTTAAAATAGCAGTTAGAAGAAATATATTAAGATATAATTTTTTAGATGATCAATTAGAATTTTCTATTCCTTATTCTGATATTAAGGATAAAAAAGTTTCTGCTCTTACTATTGAAGAACAACAACAATTTATAAAAGCAATGAAAGAAACAAATTGTAGATATAAATATCAATTTTTAGTAAGTTTATTCACAGGAATGAGAATGGGCGAAATAAATGCATTAGATATTGATGATATTGATTTTACTAATAAAATTATTCATATAAGAAGAACTATAACTCGTGGATTAGATGAAAGAGCAATGATAGGAACTTATACCAAAACAATAAATGGTACTAGAGATATAATAATGGATAGCCATGTAGAATCTATTTTTAAAGAATATTTGTCATCATCTTATTATCATGAAAACGATATGCATTTATTATTCTGTAATTCTAGAAAACAATGTATAAGTACAGATACAACTAATATGATGTTCAAATATATTTGCGAACAATATAACATTGGCAAAGGTTATGAATTACATCAACACATGTTAAGACATACTTTTGCAACTAGATGCATTGAGGCAGGAATGCCTGCATCTGTTTTGGCAAAAATAATGGGACACGCAAATGTGTCCACTACACTAAATGTTTATTGTGATGTTTTTGATAAATTTAAACAAACTCATATTGATTTATCATACAATTATCTAAAAGAAAACGGCTTAACAATGGAATTTTAATTATAACTTTTTTCAGCCACCATTTCAGCCTTGCGAAATAATTTCAACATATTTTGTATTTATTTGAAAATATGATAAAAATGTAAAAGTCTTTAATATGTAGGGTTTGGACTATTTTGAAATCAACTCATAATATGTTCAAATCCTATTATTATGCCTGTTTCTGCCACCCATTAAATTCTTTTCCATCATATTCTATTGTTAGTTTTATGTTTCTCATCTTTACTCTCCCTTGACTTTGTCGAATTTTGTTTTTTAGTTTTTTTGTTTATATAATATTTTTGTACAGCCTTGTTACAGCCTTGCGAATATTGAAAATTAAATCCGTCTCTATATCCTATTTCATATATTTTCAATGTATATTTATTAAAGATATTAGCCATTATATCATATTTTAGTTGTAGTCTTCCAGTTAAATTAAATAAAATATTTTTTTCAATTATTTTTCTCATTTTTTCCTCCAATAAAATAATCTTAATTTACTTTTAATTATATCATATTATGTTAATTAAAATAACTATACTGGAAGATAGGCATAAACTCTGCTTTCTGTTGATACTATTGAATTTCATTATTCGACATTATTCGACATTATTTTAAGTTATTCACTAGCATATCCAAATAATCCCCTGCTTTTTGTTTTTTCTTTAAATTTTTATCAATAAATTTTATTGCATCTTCTATTTGGTTGTTTTCTAATAGTCTTTTTATTTCTTTTAATATATCATTCATCAATAATACACCTCATTTCAGAGATATTATACCATTTAGCACATAACTTGTAAAATAGTTATTCTATATTTAAGTTAATTCAAGGGTAGTTAAAATATTTACTACTTTCTTTTACAATAGTTATAGCAGAATGGAGGTGATTAGATGATACAATTACAAATTAAAGAATTATTAAAAAAGCAGAAAAAAACGAAATACTGGTTCGTAAAAAATATGGAAGGAGGTTATCAATCACTCACAAGATTAATGAATAATGAAACAAGCAGTATCAAATTTGAAACATTAGAAAAAATGTGTGATATTTTTAATTGCGAAATTAGTGATATTGTAGTTAGAAAGAAAGGTCGAAAAAGAAAATGAGCAAATTATTAAATCAGTATAATGAATTAAAAAAGAAAGATTCTAGTAAAGTATATATTTTTAAAGTAGGTATTTTTTACAATATATTAAATGAAGATGCAAGAATTGTTTCAAATGCTATTGGACTAAAATTAACCGACTTGAGTCCAGAAATTATTAAGTGTGGCTTTCCTATTTCTAAATTAGAAAAATATTTACACTTGCTAAATGCTCATAACATAGAATTTGAAGTTATAGATCCTCCTGCATCTTCAAATCAAACAATCTCTTATAGTGAAATTATTAAAAAAATACAAAATATTGATTTAAATAATACAACTTGTAAAGAGGCATTTGATATACTATATAATATACAACAAAAATTAAAAAATATACAATAAAGAGGAGATCTTTTCTCCTCTTATCTTATTTTAATTTTCTATTTACTATTGCTTGTATTGTATTATAATCATAGCCTGCTGCTTGAAGTTTTGATTTTCTATCTGCACCATTTCCCCATTTACCTTGAATAACTTCATTTGCAATTGTTTCATTGGATTTTTTATTTGATGTTACAGGTTTGGCTCCTAAAAGTTCATTTACCTTACTTTGAACTGCATTAGCATCATAACCTGCTGTTGTCAATCTATTAAATCTATCCTGTCCATTTCCCCAAGCACCATTTATAACTTCTCTTGCAATTTCATCTATTGATTTTAATGTAGGTTTACTTCCTGTTGTCTTGGCACCTAGTATTTCATTAACCTTGGCTTGTACTTCATCATACAATGATCCTAATGCTTGTTTTCTTGCCTCTCCTACACCATATTTTCCTGCTATTACTTCATTTGCCAAATCTATAACAGACTTTGTTTCTTGAACTGGTTTCTTTGTTTCTCCATTTACAGCTAATTTACTTTTAAATTCGTTCCATCTGTTTGGATTATTAACAAATGGTGCAGGACAACATTTATGTGTTACATCATAATGTCTAATAACATTATCTGCAGATATATTATATTTTGTCATTAATTCTTTTACTAGTTCAATTGTTTTGTTAATTATATTTTCTGATATATCTAATGTCCCATTATTATTAAAACAGCACATTTCAATTCCTATTGAATTTGAATTTCTACAATTGTTGTAATATGTACCCTTAGTGCCACAATGCCATGCAATATCCTCATCTCTGACTACCCTATAAATTTCATTATCATCTACAAAATAATGAGCTGATGCACCTCTATATGCATCTTTAAAATAATCAGAATTATTTTTTGCAGTTGAAACTGCTCCAACATAGTGAATTACAATAAATTCAATTTTTCTATTATTTCCTTTTGTATAATTTCTTGTAGTTATGTTTTCTTTTATTTCCATTATTCCTCAACTCCTTCCACATCATTTTCAAAACCTAAAGTTTCTGGATCTACTTTTACATTTTCATCCATAGTAATAACCTCCTTATAAAAATTAATACTGGAAGATTTTTTATTTTTCTTCCAGTATTCTATATATACCGTAATTTTTTTACGGTGTTTATTCAGTTTTATTTGTATTACTTTCTTTCAGTTGTGTTCCAAAATAAAAAGCAATTATCATTAAATATATTTGTTCTATATTCATTTGTCCCATTATTGCTTTATATGCAACTACTAATGTTAAGATCAAGGTTACTAAACTTTTTACATTTATTAATTTTGCAAATTTATCTTTCATTTAACCCACTTTCCTTTCTAAATCATTTATGCGATGATTTATTACTTTTATTTGTTCTTCTACTACCGGCATTCTTTTAGCGAAATTATTGTGTTCCCTAACTTCACTTGTTAATGCCTCAATTTTTGTATCTGTTACCGCCTGCTGAATTTTTAAATTTGTTTCAATTTTCTTATTACTAGATATGTTTGAAATAATTGTCCCTAATAATGTTAGTCCCCCAGTAATGATTGCCACTATAATTGACTCCATTTCCAATCCTCTCTTTCTTTTGCAATAGAAAAAGAGCCTTATTAAGACTCTTCTTCCAACTTTTCTTTTACTTTCTTTCTCCATAATTTAGGGACATCATCAATTGTCATTGTTTTTAAATCTCTAATTTGGATTACATAAAAATTAACCATTGCCAAGTACCTCCCCAATTTCCATAATTGCCTGTTCTAATGCAGAAATTCTATCAACATCAGGAATATCAACAATTTGTTTTGCATATTGTTCTTTTGCAAAATTTATCCAAGTTTTATACCCTTTTGCAGTTGATAATTCTTTTTCTAAGTTATCTCTATATATTGTCGGAATTCTATATATATCAAATTTATAAATAGTTCTTGAGATTGCTTTTCCAGTTTCTGCATCAAAATCAATTCTTTGCTCTTCTGTTATATTATCATTTAAAACAATTTCGCATCCATTGTTTAAAATGTTCTCAACTATGTATTTTTCCGGTTTTATATCTGATTCCACTTGATAATTTACTTGCATTTCTTATCACTCCTTTACATTTTTTTGTAGTTATATATGGTTTAACATATTTGTTTCTGTAATTAAAACTATTACAATGTTTTAACCAACCATCATAACTAATCATAGCATAGGCATCATTTAGTCTTATTTTTTTTCTTTTATATATTTTCTTTACTCTTCTTTTTATTCTTAAGAAATTTCCTCTTCTTAATGTTGTATATCCTCGGTAGAAGCGGTATCCAATAAAATCAACTGGTCTACTATCAACTTTAAATAATTGCCAATTTTCTTTTAATTTTAGCCCTTCTTTCTTCAAATAATCACTAATTAATGCCCTACATTTATGTAATTCCTTTTTATTTCTTCCAAAGAGCAACATATCATCCATATATCGCAGATAATATTTTACTTTCAGTTCTTCCTTTATATAATGATCTAAACTCTGTAAATAAAAATTTGCAAACCATTGAGATGTATAATTACCGTATAGGTAATCCAGACTCTGAACTATCTATTATTTTATCAATTAAATCAAGCATATCATAATCTTTAATTATTCTTCTAAATTTACTTTTCATACAAAATTTATCAATACTTGGATAAAATTTTTTCACATCTAATTTTAAGCAATATTTAGTATTTTTCTTATCATCTTTTAGTATTCTTTTTATTTGCTTTCCACCATAATGAATACCACGATTTGGAACAGATGCACAGCAATATTCATACATTCCCTTTTCTAGTATTGGTTGCAATTGTAACATTATACACCAATGAATTACTTGGTCTGGATAAAAAGCAGGCTTAAATATTATTCTTTCTTTTTTATTAACTCCATCGTGAATTTTCATCTTTTTATACGGACTTAATTTTATACTTTTATCAACTAGCATTTTATATATATCATCTACATAATAATCTATATTGTTCATTATTTTTACAACATTTTTTCTGCTCTTTTTACCTGCAGATGCTTTTAAAATTGCTATCTTAATATTATTTTTATCACATAGCTTTGAATAAATATTGCCTATTCTTTTCATCTTATGTTCTCCTGATATTTCTTATTTTTGTCTACCGGTCTTTCGACTAAAAAGAAGCTACTAAACCAGTCCAGTTGCGACTCTATTTTTGCCAAGGGGCACGGAAAATGATGTGTAATTTATCTATAATTAATTTTCCAAAAATAATAACACGACAACCGATGTTGAAGTTCGCATTCGAAGAATCATTGTTGAAATTCCAATACCACAAGCCACAGTTAGCGCCATTGTTGAAATTGCCACCCACATGAGCAAAAACTCCGAAACGAAGAGCAAAGCTCGGTCGAACACACACCAAATCCCTTTTTTATTTATTGTGTTTGATAATAATTATATAATTTTTCCCTTAACATTTTAACTATACCAGAGGCTAGTTATTCTTTGTGGGAGGCTGACCGCCCCCACACCCCTGTTATTTCTGGTTATCAATAAGAACACGACAACCGATGCTGAAGACCGCAAGCGAAGAAGCATTGACGAAAAACCAATACCACAAGCCACAGTAAGCGCCACTGCTGAAAGAGCCACCCACAAGAGCAATTCTATTTCCTGTGTTTTGGTAATAGTAATCAGATGTTCCTGAACCTGATCCAGCACCAATTTCATTAGGAAATCTTGCTAAAGGTTCATCCGGATCATAACCAAGATTTTTTACATATCCATTTGTATCAGCATTTGTGTATCCAATTACTTTATATGGTGCAACAAATGTATCAGATTTATATTGAGAATGATCTTTGCATAAATATGCAACTCTATCTTTAATATTTAATCCATCAACAAATTGCCACATATTAGAGAATATATTTTCAATTCCTCTATAAATCATAGAATGAAATCCATCATTTACAATGCAACCAGATTTCATTCCTAGACTATCGCATTGTCCGGACTCTTGTCCTATTCCCCAAATCACATTGCCTACTGCAATATTTACTGCAGCACCATCGAAATAAATTACTTTACCAGAAACATTACCATCTGAATAATTTTCAACTTTAGTAATTGTTCTATTAGATGCAATAGACATATTCCACCAAGCAGTTCCTATTGCAATTGTTCTTCCAACATATAAATTTGTTGAATTTACTATAATTCTGTTAACACCTGTTTCAGCAATTAGTGCAGCAGACTGTTGGCCAGTCATTACGCCATTTCCTAATTTATTTTGAGAATTATAATCTGCATACTCTACTAAATAAAGCATTTGTAAAATGAAGTATCTATAATCTAACAATGAAAATTTACTTCCTAAGTTTTGTGCCAATGTTCTAAATTGTGATATTGTTTTATTATATACTGGTATCAAACCACTATATGAATGCAATTTATCATCAACTAATCCCATTACATATCTTGCATAATAAAAATCTTTGTAATGTGTAAATCCGCTTCTTTCAATATCAGAAATTAAGATATAATCATAATCATTTTCTTGATATACTTTAATATAAACATCTGGAATATATGTATATACATCTCCATTCGTTCCATCAAATTTAAAACTTGCATCTCCATACCAAGCCTTTACTTTTCCAGTAGTAATATCATAATTACATGTTCTTATTTGACTCCAAGGATATAACTTATCGAAATCATTTTGAACTGTTGTACCATTTTTAGTAGCATTAGCAACTAACCCAATACTATCTTCTATTCTTTCCCAAGCCGTATTTGTGTTATTAGTTATCTTTCTTCTAACACCATATATATGTCCTCTTTTTCTTTCTATGTTTTCAACATCTGTCTCAATTTCTTCTATTCTTGCAGTAACTGAACTAAATGTTTTTGATTTTATTGTTGACTTTCTTGCTCCTGTAACTTCTGCATCTTTTATTTCAATTTTCTTGTTTGAATTAGTTAATGCTTTTCCTTCTAATGTCAGCCCATCTAATACATTAACCTGAGCTCCTGTTGCAATCCCATTTAATTTTGTTTTCTCTGCTGTTGTATAATCATTTGATGATAAGCCTTTTCCTTTTTCTTTACTAACTTTTTCATCATTTAATTTTTTTACACCAGCATCAACTTTGTCCCAGTTTTCATTTAATGCAGTATCTATATCGAAATTACTATTTAGATCTGCATCATTTGATGTATCGTGTTTAAATAACCCTAAAAAACTTGTAACTAAAGACATATTTTTTCCTCCTAACTATTTAATTTCTTTTTGTTAATATAGACATCGCCTGTTATTTGCAATGCCCCCTTTAATGTTTCATCATACATATTATTTATTGCAATACCATTTTTAGATATTGCAATTGCAGGTATTCCTGTTCCTAATGTCATTTCATAAATTGATGTAGACAATCTATCTTTTATAACAATCCTAATATTAAAACTTTTTGTTACACTAAATCCGTTTGCACCAGAGTCTCCTCGTATTTTTCCACTAAAACTAAAATTATTTCCATCTAATTTAGTTGTTAATTCATCTCCTCTAATCCAATCTTTAGAATTAGTGGTTTTATATTCATAATAACAAGATGTTATTGCATTATTCATTGCACCAAATCCATATCCCCAATAAGTACCTTCAAATGATATACTAGTTTCTGATCCAACTCCACCAGTTCTTGCAATACTTGCTTTTTTTATTACAATATCTGAATAATCTAAAAATCTACTTGGGGAAATTTGTTTTACTGTTGAATTTCCTCTGCTATCTATTGCATAAACATTAAAAATATTGCTATCTGCATTATCAATAGTTCCACTAACAGTAGAATTATTGGAATACTTAATATCTAATTGTTTGTTTCCAACTACAAATCTATATAAATTCATAGACGCATAGTTTTTAGCCACTGCTTTATTTGCTGCAGAAATAATTGCCTTAACATTAGAATATCCTTTAATTATTGATTGATTTCCACCAGTCAACTTAATTGTTGATGCGTCTGTATCCTCGTAAGTGAAATTATAAAAAGCAGGATTTGAATTTATAATATTCAAAGTTCCTACTTTTTCATTATAATATTCTGAATTGCCATAAGTAATTATTCCAACTTTTACAGAAATACTATTACTATTTTTAGAATATTGTAACATAGACAATATTTGTGTCTTTGTCCAAGTATAAGATGTATTTTTAGTTCTACTTGATGTCAAACGCCTTGTACCACTTGGGCAATCTAAAAAGTATGCAATATCATTTCCAGAAGGATTATTGCAATCAACTTTTAAAGAACTTTCATTATTTAAGCTAAAATTATTATTTGGGCTCGTAATAGTAGCAATATTTTTAGTTGCAATTGATAAAGTTCCACTCTCTGACCATAGACCACTATCTGCTCTTCTCAATCTAACTCTTACATTGTATGTAGTATTAGGTTGTAATCCACCTATTGTAAATGTACCGCTTTTTCCATCTCCTGCAACATTGTCTCCTGCATTAGTCCATCCACCACCATTTAAGGAATATTGAGTCCAATCTCTTCTTGGATCACAAGTCCATTTTATTGAAACTGAATTTAATGCAGTTCCATTATTATAAATATTTATACTATTCAAATATCTAGGAATATTATCAAGCCACCAACTGCCACTACCAGTACAATTGACTGCTACAGTATAAATACCTGCTTCAGCATAGGCACTAAACTGCTTATTTCCTTGGCCATCGTGATAAATTCTTTTTGTTCCAGATGCTACTGTAGTTCCATTATATAAGTTTATACGACTTGAAGATGAATAAACTTCTTCTCCATCAATGACAACTTTAAAATTACCTGCTTTATACCAACTAGCACTTGCATTTCCACTACCAACTAAATTCCAACCAATATCTGTATAGTTACCATCTATACTTCTTCCATTGGTCCACCAGTTAAATGTTAAATATCTTCCGTGATAATTACCAGTTCCAAAAGACCCACTACTTGCCATACTATCTCCTTTCTACAACAAACTTGACAACCAAATTTGTGAACTCACTTTTTGAATTAAAAGTCCTGCTATCTCAGCTTTTCCATTTACAATCATATCTTTGGTCTCCATACCTTTATCAGTAAATTCTGAAATAACATCTCCTGTTGCTTTATTAAATACTCTATTTCCATCACTATCAATTCTGGTATAAGTATTTGTTTCACTGCTATTTACTTGAATACCTTTTCCAATCTGGACGGCATCAGTATAAGTTTCATTAGCATTTTGTTCCCAAGTTTGCTTTTCAGAGCCTAAATTTCCCATCAAATCAGAAATATAGACAGTTTTATTTGTATCTGTATAAAAACTAATATCAATTGTATTTGAAGTAACATCAATTGTTTTGCAAAACTCTTTCCATTTATCTCCAGTATATTCTAAATTGAATGACTCTCCATTTAAAATAACTCTTGCTTTAGTAAGCTCATTTTTATTTTTGTAAATAAAACTTATTGTATAAGTTTCGTTTTTTAATTGTACAGTCTGTTTTGTTGTTCCAATTATTAATTCATACCCTATTCCAGAAATGGAATTTTGTTTTAAGTCAGTATTTGTATATTCTGTGATATTTTCATTCCAATATTCTTTAGAATACGCAAAAATATTTCCTCCGCCTTTTGTAGCAACAGTTGTTTTTAATCCTTCAATTGTTAATTTTAATTGTGCAATTTGTTCTTGATATTCTGCTGTTATTTTCTTTATGGTATCATTTGTTTCTTCTGCATTCATTTGCATAGAGTTTATTTTGCTACCATCTTCTGTTTGCTTATCAATTATTGCATCAATAGTTCCTTGTTGTTTATCAACAATAATCTCTGTTCTTCTTATTCTTTCTAAATCACTCGGAACATTTTGATAATTGACTGTTGCCTTAATAATTGATGGTGCTGACATTTCACTTTCAAGACCATTTGGGCTTTTATATGTAAATCTAAATAAAAAAGATGATGCAATTGCACCATCAAAATCTAAAATCCATAATGGATCTCCTGTTTCTAAGTAAGGTTTACATTGTCCTTTCAATTCGTAAGATGTATAAGAGAATCCTTTTACTTTATCAAATAATTCCACAATAAGTTCTTCTCTTTTTTCTTGAGTATATGCAAATGGATTATCATTTATTGCAAGACAATTTTCTCCATCTGCTGCAATACTCTCCTCATCTCTTAAAGTAATATTTTCTCCTTCTACTTGGCTCATACCTAGTGAAACAACATTTATCGGATGAGTATTCCTTTTTATAACTAATTCTGAGTAATCACTTTGCTTTTCAAGGCTAGGTTCATTTGTGTTTGTTGTTAGTCTCTTTACCATTATTTCATTCATCGATTTGACTATCATTTCATCAACCTGTTTTGTTGACTCTTTTTCTATTCCTAATGTTTTTAAATCATTAGTTATATTTCTTACCTTCTGTTTCATTAAATCGACTACTAACATTTTATGAACATCTTTTACTTTGTACTTTTTACTATCAATTAATTTTGGTGTAATAAAATACAATTTGTTATCAGATTTTATTTTTGCAAATGATCCTGATATTCCAGCAACTGCTTGAAACACTTGTCTTATTATAGCATCAACTTCAAATTGATTACTATCTACAATAAAATTGCAGTTTGCAAAGTCTTCTGTTGCTAATTCAAGACCTGCTAAATTGCAAGCCTCTTTTGTAACATCTAATACTGTTATTTTCTTACTTGAATAATCTAATTTAGATTCATATAAAATATTTGATTTCAGCATATAGTCCATTGCACTTACTTTATTTATTAAAGTAGTATCTCCGTGGCTCTTCATCAATTGTAATGAATTTGCCTAGTGAAATCCAATGTACTGAATTTTCAACTTTTATTCCTGTGAAATATTCAAATTCTTTATTTTCTAAATCAACAATATTTTCAATTTCAAAGTCAAGAGTTCTTGCAATTGCAGTTCCAAAAATATTTCCATCATCATAACAATCATCACAATATTGTACATTACTAATAGGATATTCTTTATTTCCAATTTTTATTTTATCATATTGAGTTGTACTTTCTTCATAGGACTTTCTTATTTCATCACTTAAATCAATCATTGGTTAATCTCGCCTCCTATTTGAGAAAGTGTTACCTCAAATTCATCTATTCTTCCATCTCCAACAGAAGAAATCATTGAGGTATCAGGCAGAGAAACAAAGAATTTTTTAGTAATCATCTTATCATATTTGAAAGAATAATATGTATAATAATCCTCATTTTTACTAAAATGACTTATGTATTCTTTATAAGTTTGTTTATTTAATTGTCCGAATTTTACAGTTATTGTTGTTTTAGGCATTTTTCCATAATTCTTTCTAATACTTCCATCACTCATAGTAATACTAGATAGAACTTCTGCTTCATCTTCTTTTAAATTATATCCTTTAGACAATATATTTTTAAACTTAAAACCATTATGTTCCAATAATGACATTCTCTCCACCTCCTAATATCCATATTGTAACTTTCTTTTTATATTTCCTTTATTTACTGATGAAGTCAATACTTTTCCATCGAGATTTGTTACTGAATTTACAGTAATTTCTTTATTATCATCAATACTTTGTAGATGTGTTTGCCTATTATCTTCTGTTTCAACCTTAATTTGATGACTACTTGTTAAATTAGATGTTAGTTTTGTATTTTCATGTTCTACTGCTCTTTGCATATCTTTATAAACATCTTTTAAACTATCATTAAATCCTTCTCCCAATCCTAATCCTAAATATTGACCAACTTCCTTATTAAATACCTTAGATGGAGAATGTATTCCAAATAGACCTTTAACCTTATCAATAATTCCACTGCAAAATCCTTTTATTTTATCAAAAATCCATTGTTTTACATTGTTTATTCCTTCCCATAAACCTTTTATCATATTGCTACCAATTTCTTTAACTTGTGAAAATCCTGCCTTTAACCCATTTACAATTGATGCTATGATTTGAGGCATATTCCTTGCTAATTCAATTACTATTGTTGGAATTGCTTTTATAATTCCCATAAATAGTTGAATTGCTGCCTGAATTAGCCTTGGTAAATTTTGAATAAGTACACTAGTAATAGTCAATATTATTCTTGGTAAATTTTCTATAAGAGCCTCAATTATTGTAGGTAATGCTTGTATCAATCCCATAAATAGTTGAATTGCACCATCTATAATTGCAGGTATTGCATCAATTAAGGCTTCTAAAATTGTTTCAATTATATGTGGTAAGTTATCAATAAGAGCATCTATAATAGTTGGTATAGCTTGAATAATACCCATAAACAATTGTATTGCTCCTTCAATCAGTCTTGGTAATGCATCTATCAAGCCATATACTACTGTTTTTATTATCTCATCAAGGTTGTCCAATAAAGCAGTAATAATTTCTGGAATAGCCTCTACAATTCCCATAAAGAAACTAATTGCAGCATCAATTAAATCTGGTAAATTATCTATCAATACACCTATTATTTGATTAACAAGTTGAACTAATTCTATGATTAAATTTGGAATTGCATCTATCAATCCTTGAATTAAACATATAATTATTTGCATTCCAACATCAACTAATAATGGTAGCATTGCTGTTATTGTATCAATAAGTTGTGGAATTACATCTATTAAGCATTGCATTATTGCTGGTAAAGCATCCAATATACTTTGTACCAATGATTGTAATGCAGTTAATATTATTGGTAATGCCTCCTCTAGTAATGGTGGTATCATTTGAATTATTTTAGGTAGAAACTCTTGAACTAATCCTCCTACTAATTTTGAAATTCCATTTATAACAACTTCTATTCTTGGAATAATATTATCTCCAAATGTAAGTACACTCTCAACAAAATTCTCGATTAATTGACCAAAGTCTTGTGAATCATCAGCCATTCCTGTCAATAAATTTTGCCATGCACCTTTCATTGCAGCAGCAGATCCTTGTATTGTTGTACTTGCTTCCTTTGCGGTTGTTCCTGTTATTCCAAGTTCTCCCTGAATAACATGAATTGCTTGATATACATCATTTAAATTTGATATATCATACTTAACACCTGTTATTTTTTGAGCATCTGAAAGTAATCTTTCCATTTCTTCTTTAGTTCCACCATAACCAAGTTTTAAGTTATCAAGCATAGTATAGTTTTGCTTTGCAAATCCTTGATATGCGTTTTGTATGCTTTCCATAGATGTCCCCATCTTATTTGCATTATCTGCCATATCTGTAATTGCCATATCTGCTACTTGAGCAGATTTTGCAGTATCTCCATTCAAACTTTGTAACAAAGAAGCACTAAAAGATGTAACTGTATCCATATAAGCATTTGCACTTAATCCGGCTGTCTTATATGCATTATTAGCATAGCCTTCAACAATTCCTGCACTTTCTTTGAACAATGTTTCAACACCGCCAATTAATTGTTCATAATCCGCATAACTATCTACTGCACTTTTGCCTATTGCAATCATTCCTGTTGTAACTGCTGCAGCACCAATTGCAATACCTTTAAGGGCTGTTCCGGCAATACTCTTTATTTTACTAAAGCCACCTTTCATGCTGTCTATACCTTTGTTAAATCCATCATTATTTAACTCGGTGTCTACTACAACAGAGCCATCTTTTGCCATTCTTTCACCCCATTTCTATAATAAATTTTGGGATTACCACAATTCATTTGCAAAATCAGACTCTTTTTCTTCATCAGTTCTCATATCAGGTAATTCATATAATTTTTGCATCTTTTTATAATGTGCTTTCATTTCTTTATCTTTTATTTTAGCAACATTCATATTTCTATAACCCATTATTTTCACGAACTGAGTATTCTCGTTTAAGCTATTAAACAAGGATTTGAATTTCCACCAATGCATATACTCAATCTCATTTAAGTCGATTCCATATTGCTCCATAAAAGCACTAAAAATGTATTCATCATCAAATTCATAGCTATAAATTTGTTTTACATCTTCTTGTCTTTCTTCATAGTCCTCTTTATTACTATTTTCAATAATTTTTCCACATCTATAAAACCACAATATATCTTGTACTGCTTGTCTTATATCTGTAATTTTACTAATATCATAATAATAAAGTTGTAATGCTTGCATTATCTTCACTTCTTCACTTAAATTATGATCTTGCATTAATAATTCAAATTTTATACTTTCTCTGAAATCCGTTCTAATTTTCAAACCACTATTTGTATATTGTGGTAATTCATCTAAAAGGATGTTATTATTCATTTTTATTTTCTTTTGCTCCTCCTTGTTTCTCTATTTGGTTGGTATCTACTCAAAGATGTTGCAAAAGACTGTTGTTGTTTTTCCTTTTCTTTTACGATTTCCTCAAACGCATCTGTATGTTCTCTCAAATTATTTTTATTTCCAAATAACTTTTCAGAAATCCCTTCTCCAAACACATTGTCAAAGAAATTATTTATAATTCTGCATTGTTCCCTTATCACCTGTGAATAAGAAAGCCCTGCAGTTTCTCCTTTTTCGCATTCTTCAATAACTTTTTTTGCCTCGTTTTCAAATTTTTCCATATCATCAGCATCTAAAAAATCGAAATTAACCTCAATGTTTTTAATTTTCATAATAAATTCCATCCTTTCATAAAAAAAATAAGCAGAAGGTTATATTGCCCTCTGCTACTTACATTAACTATTCTGTTACTATTGTTGCTGTTCTTTCATCTTCGCTTAAAGTAACTTTGACTTTTTCAAATTTACCTTTTGCCTTTAATGCTCCACTATATGTATATGCATCGTTACTATCCCCATCACTATCAGGAACAACAGCATAGCTTCTTAATCTTGCATCATATTTTCCCTCTGTATCTTTTGTTGTTTTATCTACAACTAAAGTTTCAACAACTGCATCATCTCCAGTTAATTCATCATCAGATATTTGTGCTATCTTTTCATGAACTGGATTGTCTTTATATTGATCAAATGCATAAGATTTTTCTTCTGCATAACCTGTTGTATCAGTTGTGTCTCCATCTTCATCTACATATCTTCTACTATATTCAGTAGCATTTTTTGATGTTGATATTTCTGTGAATTTACGCATTCTTTCAAAGTTTTTTTCTGTTGATGTACCAACATTTAAGAAAGCGACTTTGTCACTTCTTTTGACTCTTGTTTCTTTTTTCTCAGCCATTTTAAAAGCTCCTTTCTTTTCAATATTCTTCTATATAGATTATTTGCATAGGAATAACATATATTGCAGTTGTTTCTGTTGTCTGTAATATTGTTCCTCTATTGCAACTAATTTTTTCTATACCATCTATATCTGGTAAATTATCCTTTTTTTCTTGCTCTTTAATCCATTGTATAAAATCATCACAAAATTTAGAATTATTTATTGTTTCTAGCGCATTAAATGGTGCTTGAATGCTAAAATCAAAATTTATTTGTTCTCTACATCCACCATCTGCAAATCTTTGTATAATTGTTGTTGTAGGTGTTTCATCAATAGAATAACTATAAGTTTTGGACTTCAAATAATCTACATTAACCTTTCCACCTTTTAAAAGTGGGCATTTTTCTATAAATTCTTTGATTATTTCCATTTTTCCCTTTATATCAGCCATAAATCATCCTTTCTTGATGTAATTTTCTACATCACTAATTAAATCATTTTTTCTTCTTTGTAACATAAGTTGTTCCCATCTTGCACCTGTTCCGGATGTGTGATATTTTAAATCTTTATTTGTTACACTCTTTTTTTCGCCTTTTCTCGCCCAAGAACTACCTGTTTTTGTTAGCATTAATTTCCCATAATACTGAAATTTAGCATACGGACTAGTATATTTAATTTCATGATTAGATGGTTTTGTT